GAACAGCATTACCGCTCTCACCTTCAAACGTATAATAACTTTGAATTGAAGCACCTTGTTCTTCATAAGATTTGTTTATAACAAATCGTATGGCTTTGTCAAGAACATCCAGATTTTTGTCTGTTAAGTCTTTTATCATTGCATGTGGATTTATACGTGAATACCATAAAGATTCTGCCTTGATATAATTTCCAACTCCAGAAATTACCTTTTGATTCATGATAACTTCACAAATATTTTTATGATTATATTTTCTTAAACGCGCAACAAAATTAACGGGAGGATTAGAGAGCATATCAGGGCCAATAGACTTTAACTTCTTTTCTAAATCAGATCGAGTCTTAACCTGAAATGTGCCAAAATTTCTAATGTCATTAAAGTAAAGTGTATCATTCTCGTAAAAAGTAAATTCTACTCTAGAGTGTTTTGATTTTTCTCTAGACCAATTTCCAGTCATTCCTAAAGTATTAAAAACAATTACGTCATCTAAGTCTATCCAAATAAACTTGCCTTTGCAGTCAAATGATTGAATTTCTTTACCTGCTAGACTATTTAAGTTTTCTATTGGCTTTTTTAAATACCTACCACTTAATACTTTAACAGACTTAATCATGTTATATCTATAGTTTTGATTTAGTCTTTCTACAAATAACTTAACCTCTGGACCTTCTGGGATAGCACACCTTCCTTACTGTTTTTTTATAAAGATAAAATTGTTACTTAAATATTTTTTCAATTGTGTATATGAGCAATTATGATATTCACAAAACTTCTTGCTAGAGTTTTCTCCTGATTCCAACCATGCTTTCCATTCTATTTTAGTTCTGTTTGCGTCTTCTTGTGATTTATGCCTAGGCCGCTGTTTTTTTCTATTCATGTATCTTTTCTTATATTCTTCTGAATCTTTTAAAAACTTTTTGCCTTTGTTCCAAGGAGAACGCCCTGAACCGCTATTGTTTCTATTTGCGTAATATTCTCTTCCCATAGCTTTCATTGCTTTTCTAGTTCTTTCTGAAATTATTTTTTTTGTAGCATCTGTGTGAGTATCCCCTTTATCAAACCCGCCACAGTTTTCTGAAAGATTGTAAAAGTCTTCGTTGTTTTTTGCGTCATAGTGTGATATCCACTTTTCTTCTGCAATAATAGCTTCGTTTATGTCTCCGTATATTTCTTCCAAAGTTGATCTTTCAAAGTTTTCTTTGCCGTACTTTTTAATTGAAAGCTTAAGCCACTTACCTGAGCCTAGATATCCTGCTTCCCACGCAGCTATATTAGAGCATCTTCCTACGTATTTCTTACCATTTAACTTATTTGTTGTAATATAAATATAGTGATTTGTCTTCATACTACCTCCTCTGCTTATAGTAATTATGCCCGAAGGTTTATTTTGTTTCGTCAGTCTTTTAAAATCGATCTGTCTGTTCTATTTACTTCAGGTACATCGTTATCTGTATTAGCTGTCTTAGTTTCACTAACACCTCTTTTAGGAAGCGTCTGATCGTGTATTTTATTAGCTAAGTCTGGTTTGCCTGCCCAGTTTAAAATTTGCATTAGCGGATGAGCAACAATATTATGAAATGCATAATTTTTAAAAAATTTTTCGTATTTAAGATTCATCAAACACCTCTATTATATCTTCGTCTCTAAAATAAACTTTCTCACTATTTTCCCCTAAAGCGCAATAATAGCCTAAAGGAAAATTGCTTGTCTTAAAAAAAATAGGAATTGCGCTAGTTTTTTTATTTGTTTCTTTGTCGATAAAGCTTATTAAGTAAGACTTTTCGAAAATAAACCTTCTTTCAACTCTAGTATTAAAAAGGTTTTCATATTTTGCACTTTTATAATGTTTTGTGTCTTTAAATGACCAAAACTTAAGTGTATCTTTATTCAATTGCATCTGAGTACGGCTCAATGGGTAAGCTTTCTGTTTTGATTACTCTATCTAGATATTCTTCAAGCTGATCGAAAGATGTGCATACCTTAATTCCACTTCTTGCTAGCATTAAATTAAACTTAGCTCCTTTAGGCAAACCTGCACAAAAATAAACAATTGGGCGATTATGAGCAAAAGCATAGCCTGCTTCCCAAATAGTTCCAATATCTTTATCACGAGTGTTAACTAATAAAAAGTCTGCTGTTTCAATATGATGAAGATTGCCTTCAAATGTTTCATCTTGAACTTCTTTAGGTGCATTAGGTGGGCAAATAAAGATTCTTCTAGGTGATGCTAGCTCAAAGTGTTCAGCACGATCATCAAAAATCTTTTCAAGTTGTGTAAGTTCTGCATCTTGTGTTGGGTTAAACCATCCGCTTGCTAAATAAATCTTTTTCATTAAAATTTTCCTTTTATAAATGTTTTACTAAGTTCGTAATTGTTTTTCAATAAAATTAACTGCACATAACAGTTTTACACTAAAATTCTTCGCTTAAAGCTTGACGAATTGCACTTACTGCATCAACATCTTCGCGCCACATTCGAGTAAAGATTTTTTCTTCACCACTTTTATTACCATTAATTTCTTCACGCCGGCATGGATAAATTGCATCGTTTTCATTAAAATCAAACAAATCGTTTTTAGGTTCTGGGTGATAAAGGTTTGTTCCACGTGAAGTATAACTGCCATCTGGTAATTTAACACGGAAAGTACGTACGTAGTGCATATCAGGCTTTTCAAAGTCTAAACAAGTTGATACTTCTGGAATTGACTCACAAACAATTTTCGCAATACGTGTTGCAATAATATTGTCAACCTCAGGCTGAATTTGTACATCTTGACGTTGTTTGATAAAGCCGATTAAGTCTTTAAGATTAAATCTCGCAACGTAAAAAGTCTCTAAAGCTTTAGGTAGAATAACTCGTGCATCCATAAGAGATACAACTCGTGAGTCAACCATATCTGCGTAAAGTTGTTTAGCAGCAGAAGCTACTTCGATAAATCGATGATGAAAGTCAGAATTTTCAACAGACTCAGGAACTAATACATTATCATTACGCAAGTCTCGATCACCTGTGCATTGAGCTGCAAAGGAGCCAGCTCGATGTCGAATAAGGTGTGTCACAGTTTGAGTATCGATACCACTGATCTTGAATGTAAAGCCTAAACATTCCATAGGTGTAGGTAATGCTCTAAAGTTAAGAACATCTTGAAGATTAATAGAAGCTTCTTCTGGCGTAGCATTTTCAAATGATGTTTCACTAGGGGTATCAGCCCAAGTTGCTTTTGTCATATGCCAAGCAATTTTTTGTGCTTGTTCACGAGTTGGGCCGTCAATTAATTCAATATTAAGAGACTCTAAATTATTAATGTAATGTGTTACTGCATCTTGACCAAACTTAAGATCCATAGGAAGAGAAACAGGTTCAAGGTTATTATTAATAGGCATTAATTACTCCATTTAAATTATTGTTTTGTTATTTACTTTAATATTATACAATGATGTTGTCAATTTTACACACAAATATAAAACTAAATTAAACTTATAAATTAAAGTATGTTATATTTTCATGTGTTAAGTTTTTATTGTACGGCATTCTAGGAACTAAAACCTTTATGCCATGTGTAGCATATTCCATAGCATGCTTTGGACTATCGTCAATTGCTGATAATAAGTTGTTATTTATATAGAAATCCTTTTTTGAAATCCATATATATTTTTCTGCAGCAAAACCGATATTATCAAAAGGTATGTTGTTATTTTTTAACCATTCAAAAGTTTGATATTTACATTTTAAATTGTGTTCAGGTCTAGAAGTAAGAAGCTGAACGTAAACTCCTTGGTTTTTCATATCTTGAACGAGCTTAACCATTTCAGGTAATACTGGAATATTTAAAAAGCCATCTTCTTCTATAAACGTCTCAAAAACACCTTCAGGACTTAAGCCAGCTGACTTTACTTCTTTTGATGAGTAATATGAAGTATTGTCCGGGTCGATAAATACATTGTATTTTTTAAATAAATAGTCGTTAAAGCTTGACCTAAAGCTACATAAAACATCATCAATATCAACGACAACTACTTTTTGATTTTTAGAAGGTTCTTTTAGATCGCTAACAACGTTTAAATGTGTATCTCTTTCAGAAAAAGCTTTAATAAATTCTTTGTCATCCATTTCATACAAATTAAGAATTGCCAGCATATATCTAAAAATATCAACAGAATTATATAGTATTTTATTTTTATCAACTGAGTAATTTGTTTTGTCAAAGACTTTAAAGTTTGTAGAAGATATTACTTCTGAAACTTCGTTATGAAGAGCTAAAGACAGAGTTTTTAAAAGTTCTTCTTTTTCTTTTTCACTTAAACTGTCTTTGTCATAAAACTTTTTTGAAAACTGGTTCTGTTTAACAAATAAGTCTTCAAGGAGATTATCGTTGAATTTCATTCAGTATTTTTTCCAATTCTTTTAAGTGAGTTATATCTTTAAAATTATCAGCGAGTAGATTGATTATAATCTCGCTATCTATTGGTGTCATTTGCATTGATGTTTTAACTGTTAAACTAAAAAAAACTAAAAGCGGTGTAATTAAAGAAAGTTGTGTGTCGTTAGCACTTGAGTCATAATTGTCTCGTCCAGACTGCATATCTCTTCTAATGTTTTCAATTAAATCAAACATGTTTGTCCATTTAACAGGTTTACTTAAGACACTCCGAATAAGTCTAAGTGCTTCTTGCTGTATTTCACTATTACTTAAAGTATTTATTAATTCATTTTCTATGTTTGGTTTTTCTTCTTCTATGTCTAGATGTTCTTCTTCAAACAAATAGTACTTATTTTTCATTGGTTTTGTCCTTTATGTCCATGATATATTTTTGTAGTATACAATTAACATCTTTTTCTTTCATAATATCTTCTATGTTTTTATTAGAAATTACTGAAAGTAATCTATAATATTCATATTCAGTGTCTAAAGACGCAACATCACAGCTTTCAATGTCAACTTTAAAAATACTTTTATGAATTAAAAACTGAAGTTCTTTGACAATTAAAGATAAGATTGCTGTCTTTGTTTCTTTATAAAACGATATATTTGTTGTCATATCTATTTGCGACTCAATATCACCTTCGTCATCAAAGTTATCTTCTTCATAGTAAAAAGAGGACTTGTTATAGTTTACTTTAAACTCGTTGCTATTTTCAAAAGTAATCATAATGCATACGGTAAAGTCTGTAAAGCTACATAAAATATTTTCTAAATAAAAATCATAGTTTTTATTTACAATGACTACAAAATCAGAGCTTGCTGAAATTGAAACATTTTCATTGTCAAAGTAAATTGTAATAATACCAGACTGAAATATTCCTAAGATATAAAGTAATTTGCTTTCTATTTTATTCCAGACAGTAAATAAAAATTCTGCAGACCTGTAAAAGTTTTCTGTGTATAAAGCCAGATCTGGAGAAACTTTGTACACATTAGTAGCCTTGTGTGAGTCTTTCTCTTATGATTTCGTCTTTTTTGTTAAACGCTTCATAAAATTCATCAACATCAACACCAATTAAAATCATAAGAGAAAAAAAATAATTAAAAGCATCAACAATTTCTTCTAAAAACTCTTCTCTATTAATTTCAGGAACTTCTGTAGATCGATGAGGCTTCCAGTTTTTAAGATGTTGTAGTGCTTCAAACATTTCTTCAACACCTTTAAGTGCTGTTTCTCTACACGTTGTTTGGGCTTGCTTTTCTGATAAGTTTACTGGCCATTCAGGATATGAATCAGGAAACTTTTCTTTTATCATTTCCATAAATGTTTGCCTTTTTACAAAGACATCTTTTAACATATCTTGACTCAAAACTTTTATTCCTCTTCTGCAGGCTTAAGTGCAGCAATCATTTCATTAATTGACTTATCATGTAAAGCAGAGTATTCTTCTTGAAGAACAAGACTACCATCATTATTGCTGCTAACTTCAAGTTGCATCATTCTAAGATGATCAACAATATCAGTCCCAGTAATCAAAGCCATCTGAATTAGTTTTGCGATATGTCCAATTGTATTATCATTAAGAACCATTT